ACGACAATCATATCTGTTTCTTGCAACCCCGAAACCGTAACCACGGAAGTTGTAGCCCCGACTAGCAGGGTTATCGTTCCCCTCGCAATGACCCTCATGCCGAAATCCCCGTCCCTATCGCAATCCAATCAACACTTGTCCCATCAGTCGTAATCGTAGCGCCAGTATAATAAATACCAGTCTTGTCCTTAGTAACCACTTGGACCGTTGCACCCGTTGCACCGACCACAGAAAGAATCACGCAAGGTTCTGAAACGAATTTATATCCAAACACAATCGTCGTCGTCGCCCCCGTCCCGTAGACAAACTGCTGCGGGTTACAGTGCAACGCCGTACTGACAATTCTTTCCATTTCTCCACGGATGCTCATGCTATGTATGCCTCGATGGTGGTATAAACGCTCGTGGCTGTCAGGTTCGCCGTAAAACCGCTGACGTAGTACAGGCCATATCGGCCCTCGTTATCCTGCCAACTGAATCTCTTGCCAAGCATCGCCTTGTCCGGCTCCAGCCCTGCGTAAACGAACGTCAAGACTTGAGAAGCCTTGCGCGACACGTCAAACACGTCCTGCGCCATATCGGTCAACTTTGCGTCATCCACGCCAATGGTGCTGAGATACGCCAAGTTATTACGGCCCGTCATGGCAAAGTTCTGCGTATCAGACGTTCCACCGTACTTCCCGTAGGCCGATGCAACGTGCGTCACATCATCGAACACCATGACGGTCGCGGGAATCGTGCCGTAATTCACATCAAAGCTGGCCTCTTTCAGCCGCTCCTTCTCGTATGTGAAATCTCCAAGCCCGGGAGCCAGTGCGTCCGCGCAGGTAATAGCCCTCTGCGCTGGTTGCTGAAAGACCGTCACGCCCATGAGCTGAGATAGCTTCTGAATCTCCGCAAGGTACGTGCTGTTCGGGATCACCAGCACCTTGTCGCTGTACTGGTCACGGACCAGGATCGCCGTCGTCGGCATGGTCCCCATAAAAGGGATATCGCCCATCGTCGGGTCGGAGACCGTTGTGATCATATACGACAGTGCGCTGGAAAGGGTATAGGATGCAGAAGGAGCCTCCGTCGTGCAACCATGAGGGAGAATATCGTTCAGCGTCAAGTCCCACGCCGTTAAGAGGTCTACGAGGTTGAACGTCCTCATATATCCGCCCCCAACGCGCTGCGAGGAAGACGTGTCGGGAAAACCGTAGAAACAGTCCACGTCGTTCACGCGAATGCGCCACACGCCGCCGCCGGACTGAGGGAAAACCGAGTTGCCCCCTGGTTCCCAGACAGTGAGACTCGCCGATCCGCCGCCGAAGAACGAGCCGCCATAGGACAGGCTTGTCACCACACGTTGTGGCGAACTGACGTCCCCCGTATCAAGAACTATCTCTCCGGCATTGCCTGCCCAGATGCTCACCTTCCGAGGAAGGTTGACGACCTTCAAATAATTCATCAGACCAGCATCTGCCCGGTGCCGCCGCCAGCATTGGCAACCGTTCCAGGGCGTTTCAAGCTCACGTCGTACTCCCAAACGGTGTTTGTATCAGATGAGCCGAACCCGCCCCATGTGGAAGAGCAGGAAAAAGAGTCAACGTAATACTCTTTGCTGTCGTACTCCACAATCAGGCCGTCCGGCTTGCCGAGGGCAGTGAGAAATGATTGAAGGATCGTCTTGCTTCGGAACTCAACAGTCAGATCGCGGTGCCAGGAAAAGCGAGCGAAGCGGATGACGCCGTTGATGCCATCAGACGTATCTCCATCCTGCGAAGGATACTCCAACGAATCCTTGAGGATCGCCATACCTGTTGCCGTAAACGTAGGATTCAGGATTGCGGACATTAGTGACCTCCGCCAAATGCGGCAGACCCCAATACTGTCTGCCACGCACCGGCACCATGCGATGCTATCGTTGAATTGTTCACGACGCCTCGCGTGGCGGTACGCAATGATGTCTGTACCGCAGCGTGTACCGCTCCCGCAACGGAAGGAGACAGCGGGGCCAATGGAGCAGATGGACTCTTGGGCGCGGAATCATCCTTGATGGTAATCTTCAATTCCGTCTTTAGAACAAAAGACGAACTAAGGTTGCCAATGGACTTAGCCAGTTGGGGAATATTCCCCGATAGAAGAGTCAGGGGAGCAAAGGCTGCCTGAAACGCAGCGCCCATCGCCGTTGCAGCGTCGGCGGTATCTGCCATCTCCGGGACAACGCTTTTCATCGCATCTTCCAAGTTTTTCCAATACTCTGCCATCCGCTCTTCGGGAGTAGAGTTCTGCATTTTGATAATGTCGGCAGTAGCTGCTCCCTGCGCAGTCTTCATATCTGCAAACGTTTTCTCAAATGCAGCAGACTGTATCGCGCGAGTGGCCTTACTCATGAAGGGGTCCAACGTCGAAAGACCAATCCCAAAAAGTTTCACCATCATCGCTGCCGTATAGAACTTCATGCTGATTTCCTCTGCCCGAACAGCCAGGTCTGTTAGTACGCCCGCAGATGAGCTTGCAGTTGCGCCCATCACCATCAGCCCGCGAGAGAACCCCGTCACCATCGCCGCCACGGGCGCAAACGCCTTTGTCAGCCCCTCGCCGACCATCTCTTTCAACTCCTGCAAAGAAACCTTCATCGTAGCAATCATGCCGAGGGGGGACGCCATGAACGTTGCCAATCCACCCTTGACGTTTGCCGCCATCTCCTTGAGCAGTGTGCTCGCATCCTTCAGAACACCATTCACGTCCTTGTTCGTCGTGATACCGAACTGACGGAGAGCCTTCAGTGAACCAAGCGCCGCGATAGAAACCTGCTGGACAGCAGTAGCGAGCGTTATTCCTTTTGCCCTCGCATCATCCATTGCCACGGACATGCCGAGCGTCGCATCCGCGCCCGAGTTCATCTTGATAATCATGTTACCGATAGCCTGCTGGATAACTTCCGGCTCAAAGCCCGCGGGGACCGCCATGCTTGCCACAGCCGTTGACGCGCTGAGCGCGTTCCCCGCAGACACCCCTCGCTGTTGAAGAGTGTTCATAAACTGACGTGCGGCAGAGTCGGCTTCCGTGAACGCCTTCACTGCTTCCTGTGCGAACGCTTTCAGCTTTGTAACAATCTGCCCGATAGACGCAATGCCTACCACGCCCAATGCGGTCTTAAGCATATTGCCAAGATTGCTCACTGGAGCAACGGCACCCTGAGCGGCAGACCCCAATCCACGAACTTGATTCTGGACAGAGTTGAGCGCAGACTGAAGATTACCGATCTGCGCTTGTATCTGGATGACTAACTGTTGATCGGCCATTTTCCGTCCTCCTGCAAGTCCTTCTTCATAGCGTCGAAGTCAAGGTTATCCACGTCAAGTTCGTTGAAAGGAACCGTCTTCTTCTCTTTCCCGCTATCGAGAATGTCCATCAGATCAAAGAGATCGGCGTCGTCAATTTGAGACTTTTGCCAGCCTAGCTGTCCGAAGGTTCTATAGATGTTTGCAAGGAGGGGGTCGAGTTGATGCTCCCGCCGAAAAAATCACTGATAGCCTCCGTAAGCTCAGCCACGGTCCACTCTTCAACATCGGCAAGTTTTAACCCAGGCTCATCCTTTTCCTTGAACGCCCACACAAACCACCGCTGCTCATCCGCGCTAAGGCTGGCAACGTCTTCCACGGCTTTGAAGGGCGTTCTTTTGAACGACTTCTCGAATTGCGCAAGCAAGCTATACTTCATTGGGCACCTCCATTTCTATACAGTTAGACCCTTCTTCTCAACGGTGATCGACGCAATTGCCCAGTCTGCCTTCGACAACTTCGCATCCCACGCGGTACAAAGCCCCGTGAGGGTGATTGCGTCCGCGGCACCAGTATCTGCATTAACGGTCAGTGTCACCGAAGTACCAAGGATTGCCTCGGTAAGACCCGTCACGCCTGTATAGGCCCCCGTAAGGGTTATCTTGCGAACCTGTAACTCGCTCCGCGTTTCGACAATGACGGTACAGGGATTCCCCGTAAGGTCCTTGGACGTTCCAACATCTCCCGTAATCGTTGCATCACCAACGATAATTCCGGTAATCGGAGCACACGTTGCTGAAGAAATACCAAAAACTCTCACGCTCATATTGCGTCAGCCCCCTTCTTAACAACCGTGACCGTTCCAACCCACCAATCGTCCTTGACCGCCTTCACCTGCCAATGCGTCACCTTGCCCTCCAACGAGAGTGTCCCCGCGACAACCTCCACATCGGTCGCCCCATCAGCCAACGACAGAGCCAAGATTGATGCAGCGTTGCCCGCCGAAAATGCGAAGTTCGTTGTAAGAGTTCTCTCTGAAGGCGTGCCAATGCGAGTATCCTCAACCGTTCCCGTCGGATTGCTGTCAAGTTCCCTTAGGGCGCCAACTTTGGCATCAAGTGTCGCGTCCCCGACAATAACGCCAGTGATGGCCCCAATTGAGCTGCCAGTCGTAATTGAAAAAATCTGTGCCATGTCGCCCCTCCCTACCTAAGTTTCATTGCTTTGATTTTGCAGTTCGTCAGCGTGCCAGTCGTCGTTATTTCCACGGTCTTTGCCACCTCGTCTTGGAACCTCGACACCGTAAGTGGCGGAAATATCCATGTCTCCCCCGCGGGGATGGACTGCACAAGACTGTGCGTAGTCCCATACTCACAGATACCCTCGCCCACGAGCGTAACAGTGATTGCTTCATCGTCCGCATTGAGAACTTGGAGGATGATGTCGCTGGAATTGTTTTGGGTAAACTCCATGTCAGCAACAAGCGTCTCCCCCGTATACTTCTGCGGCGTATCCTTCACAAACGCCTGAACAGTTAATGATGTTGCTGCCATGCTATGCCTCCATATCCCAATGTGTCACTCTCAACGTAGAACGCTGTCCCCATGTGTTGTCCAGCATCAAGGTCCGCTGGCCGTGGTCCCAAACGATTAAAGGTAAAACTGTGTCGTCCGATGCCGTCACCTTCTCGCCTACTGCTGCGTAAATATCGTCGTACAGCGTTTCCAGTTTTTCCTGCGTTGTCTCACCAACGGCCAACTGAAAGGTCGTTTCGTACCCGTACTTCTTTGCAGATGTGCCAGTGACGTACAGATATGCCACGGGCATCGACGGCGATATGGACGTTGAATCTGTAGGAGCAATAACGGGTTCCATTGCTTCAACGATGATTTCCCTGACGGTCAAATTACCACCTCCGAGAGACGGCTTGCACCACGAGATCGAGTATTGCAGGTGTCGTCGTTGCCAGCGCGGGAACCATAAACGGATGCGCGGCATTTCCTGACCAACTCCGCGTGAAGAACCCCTCCCATCTTGACCCTGCTACGCCGCCCCACTTCCACGGACCACCAGGGCCGGTGCCCCTCTCAAGGAACGCGCCAATGTCGTTGTAAGTTTTTACTGGGTTAAAACGCGCTGGGTGCATTTCTGTCAACGATGGACCCACTTCCACAAGAGAGTGAGCGTCGTCCTGCTCCACGTTTAAGGTGCCAATAGAAGCACTCAGTGCTCCGGTGTCCACATTACCATTGGCGGCCATGTTCGCCCGCGCTGTGGCAGACACGAGACTCGCGCCGGCCTTCAATGCTTCAGTTACGTCGCTCATTAGAAGGACCTTGTACTGAGCCAATCTGTACCCGAACGCATTAGCTGGATCAACGGTCACTGTGAATGTCATTTTTAGGTTGTCAGCGGGACCGAACCCATCATCCAAGGACGCAGTAATTCACGGGCACGAGGACTGAGAAGCCCATGCCTAGGCGCGTAGACCTCATGCAAATCTCCACGAGAAGCAGAGACCACTCCCTGTTCTTGTAAACGGACACGTTCGTTTTCTCCGTACTTCAGCAAGGCCAGAGCCTCTTCACAAACGGCGTCCAGAACAGACTGTGGCACAATAAGGCCCGTGACCGGAACGGACTCGAACGTGGGATAGGACCCGCTAAACGAGTCACGCCGTACCTCGTAATATCTCGGAAAGGCATTCTCGTTCGCTGACGAGTACCCATAAGTCGGCGCCTGTACCACCGAGGCACGGATACCGATATACGGCTGTGCGTCCACCGCTGCCTGTGCCATCGTGAGCGCGGCCAGCTTCTCAGCCGCCGTTGCCGCCGTCCACTTCTCGGCGTAGAGACGTGTGGAGAAATAGGTCGTGGCAAGGGCTGGCGTGATATAGGCTGCCATTTACTTCCCCTTCTTGGCCCTTCCAGCCTTCTTCTTTTTCGGAACAGAAGTCTTCTTCACTTCGTCAGGTTCAGACTTCGTGACGTCGTGAACGTCGGCGTTCGTCAATTCGTCAGGTGCTGAATTGACGAAAACGGCGATTTTGTGATCTATCCACCGCTGACAAGTGGCTTCGTCAACGTCAACAACATCACCAATACGAACGCAACCGTTCGCGGGCGTAGAAGTGTTCACAAGCATTCTTACCATCATGTTGCACCTCCCCTTAAGGGGTGCGCCGTCCTTATTAGGTAGCGGCGCATGAAACCGAGCACCCTATTGGCCAAGCGGAGCGTCGGTCCGACCGGCAGGAACGTCAACTACTTGTTCCTGTCCCGGCCTTTCATCTGATTCATCAAGCAATTCAACAACCGCCCGCCACGTCTGGATAGCACCCTCGCAGCCATTCGCTTGCGCCATGAGGTTATCCTTCGCCGTAGCAAGATCGGCTATCTTCTGCTCACAGAGTTCTTTTGTTATCGTCATCCCTATGAGGTTGCGTAAAGCGGAATCTTGTAAGTCGTTCCGTCGACCAGAACCTTAAGGCAGAGGTTGGCGTTGATTGAGCCGTAGGTCGTTCCCGTTGCCCCGGTCGTACCGACGAATGATGCAAAAGCATCGTAGACCCCCGCAAGCGGCGCCGGAACGTGAATGACCGAAACCTTGCCCGTATGGGTACAATTAACGTCCAGCGCCATAGCAATGATTGCTGCGGCGTAAGAACTGGCAGCGATAACCGCAGTAGCGGGGATGTCGAGTTCAGCAACGACGGCACCGATGTTCGTGACGGTCTTGCCCGCAGTCACTTCTGCAAGCGCCCACAGACCCCCGATCAAACCACTGGAAGCGACGTTTGCATTTACCCTGACTTGCGCCTGGTGGCCGTAGATTGAAATGTCGCCAGACACAATGGCGGTTGTGACGAGCGTCCGAGTGACGCCCGTCCGATAAGCACCGGCGGTGAGAGCTACAGCGCCGTCATCCCCATACAGCCGTACATTTGCTGTATTCGCACTATTGAGCGCCTTCGTCGTCGCCACATGTGCCGTGGACGAGAAGGTCCCAACATTTATGAACTTACGAGGATAGAAGCTCATTCATTCCTCCTTATGCAGCAGTCGTGAGGATCGCAAACGGATAGCGAGTGCCAGTGTTGACGGTAGCTCCCACATCAGCAGAAGTGTTCATAAGATTGATGGGGTTAGGAAGCTGCCAACCCATGCGCATCGTGATACGAAGAGCGACCATATCTTGCTGCGCGAGGTTGTAGACAATCGCACCATTCTCATCCGTGATAACACCCTCGGTCAGAAGCTTGTAGGTCATGTCTTGCCGAATGGCATACATAGCCTGCTTCCAATCACCGGCGATCAGGAGAGTGGTTTCTGACGTGGAATAGCCAGAACGACCGTATTCAATCGGCATACCGTAAAGTGAGCCGGGGGTTCCGGCAGTCATGGAAGGCTGGAAGATGAACGCGCCATCCGCAGAGCGGACGCCACGCAGAGAAGCCTTCACAGACATTGCACCATAGAAGCCCGTGACATCGTAACCATCGGCTTCTACGAGGGACATAAGACCGGCAGGTCCACCAATATCATCGGCAAGATCGCCGAGAGAATTGGCTACAAGCGTATTGGCTGCGAGTTCTGCCCCTTCCTCAATACCATGCGGCCATGAAGCGGGGTGGTTGGTATCAAAGATGGTGGCATTGTCAATCAGAACACCAAAGGCTTCTGATGCCTTGTCCTTGACCTGTCCCCAAATGTCGTATGAAGAGTCGTCCAGTACGTTCTGAGGAATGGGAACAATAACCGCAATTTCCTCTGCGGTGATAATCTTGTTCGCCCAAGCCATCTTGGTCGTCGCCTTGAGTCCATCCACTGCCGTTCCATCCCCCACTTCGCCAGTGACAAAATAGGCGGCGGGAAGGCTGGCGAGAATCGGCATCGTCAGCGTTGTGCTCGACATATTGGGGAGCTTGGTCGCAAGAGCCATAAATGCAGACTTCTGCGAAATCCCCGATATGATGCCGTCCCTCACGGGCACGGGGATGAGTGCCGTAGCGTTCGGACGGGTGATAATTGAAGAATAGGTTCCGGTATAAGTCGTAGGGTAAGCCATTTAATCCCTCCTTAAGGGAGTCCTAATATCCGAGTCCACCTCGGATCAGGTTGTTCATGTCTGGCGGTCCGCCAGATTCGGCTGGCCCTGCTGGACCGCCGACTGGGGCTTTCTTCACGCCAAGCAGTTTCTTCAGTTCAACGACATCAGCCTTGATGTCCTCTGGCGTCGTACCACGCACGCGCTCTGCCCACGAAGTCGGCAGACCCTCTTCTTCCAACATCTGTACACGAAGCACCTTGGCTTCGCGGTCAGTGAGCTGGTTGGTGAGATCTGCATTCTGCGTTTCGAGTTCTTTGAGCCGTGCGTCTTTCTTTTCAGCCTCGGTCATCGCAGCCTGTTTCTGCTTCTCGTATTCGGAAGCAGATTTCTTCAATGCGTCATAGTCGGGATACTTCTTGCGTTCACGGTCAAGCCTGCCCTGAATCACCGCATCAAGTTCTTCCTGCGTTCTGGGAAGGCGGTTACCGTTGTCTGGTTGCTCTGTCCCCGTTGTTTCGGGTGCTTTTACTGCTTCGTCTGCCATATCAAGCCTCCTTGGCTTCCGGGTTGGAGTTCCCGTTGTCTGCTACTTCCTGCGCCGCCTCTTCTTCAGTCAGCGGTTCTAATGTGTGAACGCAGTGACAGTGAAACACGCCATCTGCCTCTGCTTCGTCAACTGTTGGAAATCCCGGCGTCGCGCCGGTGATGGAAAGAATTTGACCAGCCCACTGAGCACACGCTTCGCATGTGTTCTCGTCGATCTCGTCGCTCAGTTGAGCGAGATCAAGGCCCTGCGCCTGCATCTCTGACTTGATGCCGGTGTTGTAGGCCCTCATCACGCTTGACTGCGCCACGACATCAACGTACGTGTCAACCTTCCAAACGTGACCTGCTTTGTCGATGAACCCTGTCACGCCGTTTGCCAGAACGTCCTGCCGCAACTTCTCGGCAAGTGCCTGCCAGTCTGTCGCGTTCTTAAACGACGCCCCGGCAAAGCCAACCTGCGCAGATGAGAGCAGCGTTGCTACGTTGCGGTCAACCGCCGCACTAACGCTCGAAAGCTTCTCCATAACACCCACTGCGAGTGCCGCAATAATAGCAAGGTGCATCGGCGAGGACGCAGGATGCGGCTGGTTGAGCCGTTCGCTCGCATCCATCATTCCTCGTGCGTAGAGCGTCGTCAGTGAATCATCAGACCAAGCCCGCGCCTGCTTCCCTGCATCGTCCATCAATTTCTTGACAGAGACTTTTGCCTTAAGCAGCGCCACAGCGGGCTTGGGGGCGAGAAGGGCCGCTGCCAGCAGAACAATCGCCGCATTCTCAGCGTCCTTGTAAATCTGTGTCAACCGCTTCCGGCGGTTTTCGGCGTCGTTAAGCAGCCTTGCTCGTCTGTCCATTCTTCAGTGCCGCACTCAGGCGGTCGGTAAGGGGTGTGCTCTGATCAGGAACGGCGGGCGCAGCAGCCTTCGCTACGTCGGCTGCCTTCTGCGCATCCTCTTCTATGTTCTTCAATTCCTCTTCAAGCGCGGACCCACCCTTCTCCAGAGCGACGGAGACTGCTGTCTTCATGCTGACCAGGCCTGCGGCTCTCAACGTGGAATACGCGGATGCCGTCTCCACGAGGTCTTGCGGCAAACCGTCCTGCCACGCAATATGCACGTCCTGCGTGCCAATCTCGACTGCGCCGTCAACCCCGTTCACCACGGCAAGACGCGACGCGATACTGACGACCTGCCGAACGGCTGGGTCAAACTGCATACGGAGCCTGTTGATCTTTCTCAGCGTTGAAATCAACAGTCGCTTCATTGCCGAACCTGACTCCGCCCGGCCAAAATCTCCGCCAAACAGAGCAGGACTGATGCCCGTCAACTGGAACTTGCGATCCTGCAACTTATCCAGTTCCATGAATGCCGCCGCAAGCTGCCCGTCCCATGTGAGATACTGCACGTCTTCCCCGATGTTCAATGGGAAATACTTGCCGCCCGCCTTCACCTCAGAGCGGCCCGTCGCGGGGTTCGTCGTCACCACACTCTGCGGCCCCTTCATGTTCGGGTCGCTGTTCTTATCAAGAACGAATTTGATCTGAGATAAGCGGCTCTCTTCCTCTTGGCACACCGTATCGCAGATGCCGTAGTCCGACAAGCCAAAATACCTATCGCTCGTCGTGACGTTATGGACGGGGACAACCAGAAGCTCGTCTACGCCCGTCTCTTGCATCTCGTCCTGTCTCAGCAGTTTGCCGATTGTCCCATCCTCGCTCGTTTGGTACAGCGCTTTTTGCACGGAGCCGGGGGTGTGTGTCTGCGCGTCGAGGAACCACTTGTCGCCTTCCTTGTACCGCCAACCGAGGACGCATCCCTGGATGTCCTTTATATCCGCAGGAGCTGCCCACGGGAGCCACACTTCGGGCGACGCCGTGCCAATATGCGCACGCTTGCCGTCAAACCAGACGTTGAACACTCCGTCACCGTATCTGCTGACGTCGATCCCCGTCTCATGAATCACATTGACAAGGCTGTTGCTGGCAATAAGGACATCGAGGAACGTCTGCTGCTCAGGCGTTTTTGCCGTGAACTGTGGAGGTTCGCCAACAAGGAGATCGGGCCAAAGAGTCGAAAGCATCTGATGCCAGTTGATTGTCAGCCAAATCTGTGCCCGACGTTCAGGCCGCAGGGCTTCCCCCCATTCGGGAAAGACAATTTCGTGCGCCCCGTCGAACAACGCGCGGTTAGCAACATAGGTGCCATAGCGGTCTTTCTCTCCATCAGGCCAGAACTTCGCGCCTTTCTTCAACGGGTTACTCGTCAGCACGTTTGCACCTCGCTAGAAGTTCGCCGGCTTGTCGGGCAACCGTTGCCACCGTGCGCTCATCGCCACGTTCTCTGCCAGCCCCGTCAGTGCGTCAGCTGCGTCATCGTGCCTATTGCGGCCAGCTTTCAGATAATGGAACAACTCACGGCAAAATCTGTCGTAGTCGCTGCCGACGGCGTAATCTGTACGGAAGACAATGTGCTGCATGATCCAGTCAGCCCAGGAGAGGATTCTTGTCTCCTTGTTGCTCGTGGTCTGCTTATCCACAACCGAACACGGATGGCCGATCCTTGCAAACATCTCACGGATGTTTGACGCGAACAGCCGTCCGCCGTTGTTGCTCTCCACGGTCAGACGCACGCAGTGTTCCTGCACAGCCTTGTTCACCACTCTCTGTCTCGTGGAGTCCATGTCTTCTGAGCTGAAAACAACATCGGTTAAATAAAACAGATCACCGATACTCTTGGCAAACGGGGCGCCCAGTGAATCTTCTCCGCGGTCAGCGGTATCCACATACCCGACGCACGTTGCCTGTGCCAGTTCAGCTCTTTTCTGTTTCAACTCGAAGGTCTTTGCCAGAGTGAAATCATATAAAAGTCCCTCACGCTCCACGGGCGCCTGCATATACTCGGCGTCGAAGATGAAGGAGGGCATCGTCGTCTGCATGTCGATCAACGTTGCCGTCGAAATCACGTCCTCGCAGGCCGACGCACCATCGATCAACGCGGGGAGTGTATACACCTCATAGTCTCCGAGGTCGCTCTCTGCCAGCTTTCGTCCGATGATGTCTCGGTTCGACCAGCGCGTCCCGATGAATAATTCAGGACACCTGACGCCCTCCTGCTCCTCTTCGCGTGTAAAAAATGTGCTTTGGTACCATAGCCAATCTTTGTCCAATTTGAGTTCATTCAGAGCATCGTCGATGTTCTTTAATTGATCATCGATCATTGCCAGCCGTGACGCGCCCTTTCCCGTAAATGGCCCGCCAACACCGGCGCAGAAATAGGAGGAAGTAACTGCTCCAACAACCGCCCAATCTGCCACCGCCTGGTGGTCCAACTGAAGATGAATGTCGGGGAAGACAAGCTGGTGCTTGTCGGATTTTATGAACCCCATGACCTGCTTGGATAGGGTCTCCGCAAGGTCTGCTCCGTACGACGCCCGCATGATGGAGTCTTTCTGCCACCTGCCGATCGTCCAGGCGCTGAGAAGAGAGCCAGTGATACTCTTTCCAAAGCGCGGTCCCGTTGTGATGATGCCGCCCTTTGCTCCCGACCGATGCTCCACGACGCGCTGAGACAGACCACAGATGTCTTCAAGGTAGGGTCTTTTTTCAGAATAGACGGTCGGGACCATGTATTGGCAGAAATTATAAAAGGAGGAAGTGACCTGCTCTCGAAGTTCAAACCTTCGATCCAGCTCCCTTCTTGCCTGCTCAGCACGAACGTCGTCGATCGTCAGTGCCAACTACGCTGCCTCCGGCCCCTCGTCCGCAGCGCGAGCCGTCACGCGGGCGCGGCCCTCTGCCTGCGCCGCAGCCAGCTCTTCGTCTGTCCAATCGCTGATGGGTTTTGTGTTTCTGATGACAAGCGTATCCACAGCGGTCCCATCTAAGACGCAAATAGTGTGGACGAGCTTGTCGAGAGCGCCGGCAAGCTGGGAGAGCGTCTTTCCATTGTCGATCGTGACGTTCTTGAGTGCGTCCTTGTCGTCGAGCGCCTTGAAGATTTTATCGGCAAGCCCCTCGACCTTCTCCCTCAGCTTTTCTTTCCGCGAACGAGCATCCAGCCCCTTCTGCACAACTTGCGCGTCCTGTGCGGCGCGTTCCTCCCAGTGGAACATGGAGGACCACGTTTTTATATCATCCGCACTGACATCCTTATCAGATAATCGCTCCGCCACAGCAAATTCTCGCTCGGAGGCGGAGAGTTCGGGGTTGAGGGAGGAATAAAGAGAAAAAGCGCGTTTATGCTGTGCCGTCTCTTCAATGTCGAGGGAGAGAATCTTTGCAGACATAGTTATGGGGCCTCGTCCAGCGGAAGAGGCCCCATTATTGAACCATGCCCCATGCTTCCTGCCCAATCGCCCATGCTTCACGCCCCATTAATGCTATTGTGGCCGCCCGCCCCTCTGCCACATGCCCCTGTACGAACGGAGGATTCTGCCCAGAACCCCTGTCGAGCCGCCGTACAGCCACCTGAGATTGTTGTGGGGCAGCGAGATGCCACCCCACATATAAAGAATAATCAATCGTGAGACCAATGGTGTAACAGAAGATGTGAAGAAGTCGTGAAGAGAAGAATTGAGGAGGCAAAGTTTTCAGAGATAAAAAATTGTAGAATTTCGGAGCACCCCCCTCTGTCATGGGGGAGCCCAAGGGCTTACCCCCCCCCATGTGTAGTGTATACACTACTCATATTCAGGCTGGATCACCTGCCCCTGGACGCTCTACCTGTTACAGTAATTGTAATTACTGTAACAGAAACCCCAATTACCGACTGGTAGTCGGTAAATAAAACTCAATATTATTAAGGTCGACCTTAATAATATTGATATTGTACGACACGCACAACACAAGACGCAGAACGCTGTTCACAGCACGTGATATAGGCACAAGTAAAGAAGAAGAAGCAACACGCCCCACAATGCCCTAAGCGTTGCATATTTGCTACGTTTCCCTTTATATGTGTCGTCACCCCCCTGTTTGACGCCCTTACACGTGCCCTTTTACATTTCCCTATACATACGACACGGAAAGCCACAAACCCGCATTAATACTGCGTTTCTCTCTGTGTCGTACGACACACCACACAACACAAACGCTCATAACAAACCCTGCAACATAGTCCTATCCTCACGTTGCAGCCGTGTCGTATGCTTTCCCTCATCCGGCGCGATCTTGCCGTGTGGAAACAGTAAAACTTGCTCTACAGGGGCCTTGCAACAGTCCTGCGCGTGCTTTTCTTCTAAACTGTGGTGGTGTCCGCGCCTTCCTGCCCTTGTCTGTGG